TTCTTGCTACGTGTGTTTTTTCAGTAGCAATAATCTTTAATACACGTTCTACTTTATCGCCTACAATATCGCCCTGCTCAGTAGCTAAAGCCATTTCTCCACCAGAGAATAACGCCCAAGCATTCAAAGAGTCAAAGCCTCGTGCTATTAAGTTATCCAATTCCACATCAATTTTATTAAACAATCCAGATAAGGCGATATGGCGCAAACCTTTACCAGTCCTAACTCCAGACTTAGATACAAAGAAGTTTGTCTTACTTCTTAACCCACTTGCCACTTGTGCCATGTAGTAAGCTTGTAACTGTGCATTGTGAAAACTATCTGGATCATCAATGACATAGTTTAAAAATTTATCAGCCATTTTTTTACTTGCTTTTGCAGTTTCATAATCAACTGGATAAAATTTAAAAAATGAAGTATCATCACTCAAAGTGGTACGTGTAACTGTATGATTTTTTAAATCAATGATAAAATCATTCCCTGCAATTTGATATGGTTCTAACTTTCTCACTGGTTCTACATGACTGTGTAGGTCAATCCCTTTGAGGATATCCAAAATAAATTCTGTGCCATGTTTGAAACCATACAAACTAATCAATGTAATATCATCAATCAGTTTAGCTTGCTTATTGTTGACATCATAAAGTTTACCGTCATGAAATACATATCTCCCTAGTAAATAATCAATTACCATTTTTGCAAAAGCTGGAAAGCTTTTATCATAAGAAATACTTATTTCTCCACTCTTTGACTCTTTTAAACAAGCCGATATGAAGTTAACTTCTTTACCGTTTTTATCAGCAATATACATGATCTCACTATTAGGAATAAATACCTCTTTTTTGTCATAGCGTATTTTATTCAAGCTATCTAATTGCCAGATATTCGAAAGTTGCTTTTTGTAGTCTGCTTTTAGTTTGGAACACCCAAAGTCATTTTCCGTCCAATTCATTTTCACAATTTGTTTTAAATTGTCTATGATATTCAAATTCCACCTCCTTGTATAATCTATTTGCTACTTCTATAAAGTAGCTTGCCAATTCTTTTCGCTTAGTAATTGCAGTGAACAAGTCAACTACTTGCTCAAAACTATATCCATTTACAAATAGCAAGCGTACCAATGTAGCAGTTTCATTTTTAGTATAAATACCGTTGCAAATTAAATTGAAAATCCAATCTTTCAACTCTAAACCAAAACCTTGTCTGCTTTTGCTCAAAGTGTTTGCTTCCATATTTTCAAGGACTTTTAGTAATTCTGGACTTGCTAAAGCTATCTGCATATCTCTAACAAGTTCCCAGCCCTCTAGATCCATGTTTTCGTTCCTTAAGGATAAATAGATACCCTCATGAGAAAAAGTTGTTAGTGCTTCACCTACTGGTTCATAGTAGATAAATTTGTAAAAATTTCCATTTTTGAATACTCTTGTAGGTTTGCTCTTTAAGAAACTGAATAAAGGTAACTGTTGAGTAGGTAAAGTTAAATCTATCAATCTCATAACCTTACCTCCCACGTTTCTTCCTTAATTTCTTCAACAGTTTTTGCTCTTTCAACTGCTCTGCTGACTCACCACGTTCCTTATAATTTTTGACATCATGGTAATGCCCACGACCTTGGGCAGGGTGTACGTTATATCTACCCATTTTCCACCCCCAAAAATCTATGAAGATCATCAACTAAATAAAATATTATCCGGACATCTTCTCCAGGGGCTTGGTATCGTTTCAAGCCCTGTTTCTCCCACTTATCTAGTGTGTTATCACTTACGTTTAGTTCTATCTTTGCTTGCTTTCTATTAATTACTTTCAGTATTCGTGGAGGTGCTTTCTCATAGCTTTTTAAAAAGCGTTGAAATACCTCTAAAATCTTCAATGGTAGTTCTTCAACCATCTTTTCAAACATATCATCACCCCCATGGATTAACATCTGCAAGCTGAATATAACGCCCATAGCAAGGGCTTAACTCATCACTTGATGTTTCTTCTACTTGCTTAATATCGGAGCGCCTGTGACTCTCCATACGCTTTAAAAGTATGAGCATCACTGCCATAACCAAAAGCAAGATAATTGACTGTGTATTGGTTATATCTAATTCGTTCATATCATTGCTCCACTCTATGCTCTAGCTTGATAACCATTGATAAAATGTAATTGATCTTCATTGTTCATTGAAAGAAAAATATCAACTTCCTCAGACGATAATTTCTTATTTACAAAATCTTGAATAATTAGAAATACCTTTGGTGCTTTTTCTTTGATATCACTAATTAAGTTGTCAAATTCTGCTTGTGTCATTTCGTTTATATTTTTTGTCATTTTTCTGCCCTCTTCTAAACTCATTTCATGAGTAATTATCTATTGAAGTGCTGAACAAAGCCTTAGAATGCTCATGTCAGCACCTCACATTCAAAACCTTTCTAATTGCTTGCCTGCCATTAGTTATTATTGATAAAATAGCTAAATTTTGTTATAATTTGAGTATAGAAAAAATATCTATACTCTCTAATTTGTCGCTTGCCTTGGTCGCCAAACTTTCAGCAAGTGACTTTTTTTGTTATCTAAATTCATCTAAGCTGACTTCCAGCGCATCAGCAATTTTCTTAACTGTATCAAAATACAAATCTTTCACTTCTCCATCTCTTAAACGATAGATTCCAGCAGGTCCTATACCTGCTTTTAAGCAAAGTTTATAGACTGTCCAATTTCGTTCTGAAAGTTTTTCAGATATTTTTTTCCAAAGCATAGTCTCTTTTTTCTCCTTATCTAGTTTTATTTTTATATTTTTTGTGCTTATATATGCTATTACACTATATATTGTGTTTACTGTGTATTTATATCCTTCATTTTATACAATATATTGACAAACATTGTTTTTAATAATATAATATAATTACGATTATCCGATAAAATAACTTTATAAAATGACCAGGAGATTCTATGAATATTATCGACCCCAATGATCCAAATTTTGTCTCTCTCCCAATTTCTCACGAAACGGGAGATGCTCTTGCTAAACCTATTGCCACCTCTATCGGAGAGGCCAGTAAAACTCTACTAGATGGAATCTTCCATCTTGCATTAGATCCAGTGAGAAAATTTAACATTCAGCGTGAATCAGATTTAGAACATTTTAAGCAAGAGATACAATATTCTGTAAAAAACGTACCAGAAGAGTTTCACGATGATTCAAAAATCGGACTGATACTAAAAGCAATTGAAGATTCAAGATATCAGTTAAACGATGAAGAAATTCGTAATATGTTTACAAAACTAATTACTTCTACCATCGACTGTCGAACCAATTCCAGCATAAGCCCTAAATATAGTTCAATCATTGCTGATATGACAGTTGCAGAAGCAAGGTTATTAAAAGATATCTACTTCAATACAGGATCTATCGTCCCTCTAGTTAGTTTGACAGTAGAAGATAAATCTGACTATTCTTCAAGAAATTTAGGGAAAGATTTTTTATTATTTGATAATTATTCAGATAATCAAAAAATGTTAGTTTTATCATTACTTGAAAGCTCAAATTTAATAAGATTTCATAGGAAAAACAAATTAGTACACCCGCATTTCACGAATATTATAAATACTTTCACAAACACTTTTCCAAACAATCTAAATGAATTATGCCCGAATTTATTAGACAATGAAGAAGTTGTGTTTGAACATTCTTACTACTCTTTGACCGAACTCGGAGAATCTTTTTGTAAAATAGTTTTTAATTGAAGATAAACAAGAACCCTGTCTTCAATTTTCTTTAGTTCCTTGGCTAAATAGCGACTATAAAGATATAAGAAAATGAAAGTTATTATCATATTTGTCGAAATCATCAAAATAAATATCATCATCTTTCTTCACTTCCCCTTTCTAAAACGACAACGTTCATCCAACTTTTCAGCAATATATGTTACGGTCCTCAATATTTCATTGAGGGCTGTTCTTTCTAATTCGTTCTTACCGTTAACTCCTCTCTAGTTTTTAGAAGTCTCTAATTTTAGCACTTCGTAAAAATAGATCTTGGCAAAGTGTTTAGCGTTATAATACTCAATGTATTCTCTAATTACTGCGCCATATCTCCGACGACTTGGGATTGTTAGTTCTATAATGAACTCGCTTAGGTCTCCACTTGGGCGCTCTTTAAACATTTTTACTGTTGCTATCTTCATTATTTTCTCCATTTCTATATCCTGATCGGAACACAATTCCGATTAGGTCAATCTCCAGTGAAGGATTTTATAAATATAAAGTAGTAATTTCTATATATTCTCCTTTCTTTTGACTGAGTGTGCCTGCCACCTAAAGCAGTACCAAAGAGACGTGACTTCCTAAAATTACAGGGAAATAATTTAGAAACCGTTGATACTGCCATAGGCAGCAAGCAAGGTATTATAATTTAGAAATCTTCTAAAAGCCAATTCATTACACTTTCGTAAATTCGCCGTGGTGCATCATAGTTTCCAGCTTCCACTTTTGCAAGTGTTGGAGGCGTAATTTTAAGAATATTTGCCAATTGCACTTTACCAAGTTGGAGTTCACCACGTTTACGACGAACTTTTTTTGCATGTTCCACAGTTAAAAGCATTTATATTATTTCTCCTTTCTAAAATCACTAACAATAAACGAATGTTTTTTCGTCTATATTTAAATTATAAACGAAGTTATTTTCGTTGTCAACTAGAAAATGCAACTTTTTTCGTTTTTCGTTTTATTTTTTAAAAAACCTATGGTATACTCAAGTTAGAAAACAAAGGAGCACAGATGGAAGAACAAACAAATAAAAATAATTTAAAAAAACTTAGAATTCAATCAGGGTTATCTCAAAAAGATTTTTATGAAAAAATTATTAAAAATAAACTTGGTATGAATATCTCTTTAAGAACGTATCAAAATTGGGAGAACCCAAATAATGAAATAAAATCTAAACCAGCACTACAACTTGCAGAACATTTCAATGTTAATATTGGAGAATTACTTGGTTACAATGATAATATTGATTACATTTCTAAAAAAACTTTAAAAGCACTTGATAAGTTTAAAGAACAAGGGATTGTTGATTATTTAGATATCGAAAGAATTTCAGAGGCTGATGAAATAATAAAAGATTTTTTAGGAGATCAAGATAAATTCAAAAGATATCAAGAAACTCAGCCACTTCAACTATCTATGATTATCAAAAATCTACTTGAAATAGATAATATTAAACAAACTAGCTACGCTAATCTTCTTCTTAACTACCAAGTTTTAGAGGAAAATGACCAAGAAAGAATTTTAGATTTAACAAATTCTCTTGCTGATAAAACTATCTCAATGATCAACAACAAGGACTAATCAACATGGGACTATTTAATTTTTTTAAATCAAAAACAAGAAAAGAAAAAATTTTAGATAAATACTATTCAAATTATCCTGAAAAACCCTTTATTAGTGACAATCGTGCTTTTGATGAATGGGAAAGACTGGTTAAGTTTGACCCCACAAAAATTGTAAGCAGAGATAAGATGAAAAGAAACTCTGAAGGCTTACTACCTGGACATATCTATCAAATCTATTGGATTGATAAGTATAAACCTGAAAGACGTGTTCCTGTTTATTTTGAATATGAATATGGTATAGATTTTAAAACTGAGCAAAAGTTTTTAGAAAAAGAAGGTTATATCAAAGATTTTCAAGCAACCCAAAAAGGGAACGATATCTTAAAGAAATATCAAAAAATTATTGATGAAAAAACCAACCAAAATAAGCACCCTAAACTAAATCTAAAAAAAGAACTTGCAAAATTTGATAAACAACAAAAGGAATTAGCTAAATATGGAATTGAGTCTCATGACGATAGGAATGAAAAAATAGGTTTTGTACATCAATCAAACGCCATAACAGACTACAAAGACGGGAATTACGAAGAAGCAAAAAAAGGCTTTATCAAAGCTATGGAAGAATATAACTTTTACACTCCTGGTGGCGTTGAATATTTAGCTAAAATATACCGAAAAGAAAAAAATTACCAGTCAGAAATTGAAGTTGTAGAAAAAGGATTAGAGTTTTTTGAAAGACATAAAAATCAAAATTGGAGTGTTTCTACAATTACAAATTTAAACAAACGATTAGACAAAGCTAAACAGTTAGCTGAAAAACAAAAATAGAGCCTTAATAAGCCCTCTACACGCTTTCTTCAATCTGATATACAAATTACCGTCTGACTCATTAAAATTGAATACAGGGCATTCTGTGACCTTGTAGCATAGTATTTATTCGAAGTTTTTCTAATTGCTTGCCTGCTGATGGAAAAGGAGAATAATTTTACTATGAATATTTCACAATACACAAAAAAAGATGGTTCAATAGTATATCGTGCTAGTGTTTATCTTGGTATTGACCAAGTGACTGGAAAAAAGGTTAAAACTACCATTTCAGCACGTACCAAGAAAGAATTGAAGTTCAAAGCTATTCAGTCAAAAGTTGAATTTGAAAAAAACGGATCTACCGTAAAAAAAGTGGTTAAAGTTACCACATATCAAGAATTGACGGAACTTTGGTTAGAAAACTACTGCCACACCGTTAAACATAGCACCCAAGTGGGAACAAAAACCAATATAAAAAAGTACCTACTACCAGCTTTTGGAGAATATAAACTCGATAAAATAACCCCTGCTATTATCCAGCACCAAGTAAACCAATGGGCTAAAGATTACAACCAACTCGGGAAAGGATATCAGCAATATAGCCACTTGCACTCCTTGAATAAGCGTATTCTATCTTATGCAGTCTCACTGCAAGCAATTTCTACAAATCCAGCTAGTGATATTATTGTTCCACGATGCAAACCAAAAGAAGAAAAGAAATTGAAGTATCTTGACGATGAGAATTTGAAAAAATTCTTGGTTTATCTGGATCAGTTACCTAATACATACAAAAATTTCTATGATACGGTACTGTATAAGACTCTTTTAGCAACTGGTTTGCGTATCCGTGAATGTCTTGCTTTAGAATGGTCTGATATTGACTTGGTAAATGGTACATTGGAAGTTAATAAAACTCTGACCATGACAAAAGAGATCAATAGTCCTAAAACAAAATCAAGTCTAAGAGTAATTGACTTAGATAATAAAACAGTTTTAATGCTTCGTCTATATAAAACTAGACAAGCACAATTAGGAAGAGAAATCGGCTTGACTTATGAAAAAGTGTTCCCTAATACCTTTGATGAATACAGAGAAGCTGGTGGACTCCGTTTTAGACTTGAAAAGCATCTACAAGGCGCTGGCTGTCCTCCACTAAGTTTTCATGCTTTTCGCCATACTCATGCTAGTATTTTGCTGAATGCTGGTGTAGGATATAAAGAAATTCAAACAAGACTTGGACATTCTAAAATTTCAATGACTATGGATACATACAGTCATTTATCAAAAGAAAGCAAAAAAAGGACTGTCTCTATTTTTGAAAAAGTCCTCGAAAATTTAAAAAGTTCCTAAAAAAGTCCACATTTTATAGTTACCACTATCCAAAACATTGCTATATCAAGGACTTTTAGCGTTTTATCATATTTTGTCGGAAAATATGATAGAATAAGAAAATAGAAAATACAAAGGAGAAATCATGTCTCAACTCTATGATATTACCATCGTTGGAGGTGGTCCTGTAGGCCTGTTTGCCGCATTCTATGCTCACCTACGCCAAGCCAAAGTCCAAATTATCGACTCTCTTCCACAACTAGGTGGCCAACCTGCTATTCTCTACCCTGAAAAACAAAT